AGGTCCGAACCGTGCTTGCGGACAAATCCCGCCAGGGACACACCGCCGAGATCCGCGCCCTGCTTCAAAAGTACGGCGCGTCCAAACTGTCACAGATCGACCCCGCACATTACAAGGCATTACTCGCCGAAGCGGAGGTACTGACAAATGGCAGTTAAGCACGCAGTCTTATCCGCTTCTTCTTCCGAACGGTGGCTCAACTGCCCGCCCTCCGCAAGGCTGTGCGAAGCCTACGAGGACAAGGGCAGCAACTACGCCGCCGAAGGGACGGACGCCCACGCGCTCTGTGAGTTCCGGCTGAAGCAGGCTCTGGGTATTCCGGCGGACGATCCCATCGAAAACCTCTCCTGGTACAACGAGGAGATGGAGGACTGCGCCGCCGGGTATGCCGCCTATGTATCGGAGCTTCTGGAGACCGCAAAGCAGACCTGCGCCGACCCGGTCATCCTGATCGAGCAGCGAGTGGATTTCTCCCGCTGGGTGCGGGACGGCTTCGGCACCGCCGACTGCATCGTCATCGCGGACGGTGAGCTGAACATCGTGGACTATAAGCACGGCAAAGGCGTGGAGGTCAGCGCCGTGGATAATCCGCAGATGATGCTGTATGCCCTGGGCGCTCTGGAGATCTTTGACGGCATCTACGACATCGACTCCGTCCGCATGACCATCTACCAGCCCCGGAAATCCAATATCAGCGTCTGCGTCATGGAAAAGGACGAGCTTCTCGAATGGGCACAGAACGACCTGATCTATAAGGCGAAACTGGCATACGAGGGCGGCGGCGATTTCCACTGCGGCGAATGGTGCCGGTTCTGCAAGGCAAAGGCCGAATGCCGGGAACGAGCCGAAGCGAATCTCGCGCTTGCCCGATACGACTTTGAGGAGCCGCCCCTCCTGACCGATGAGGAGATCGCCGGCATCCTGGACAAGGTTGATGCGCTTACCGCCTGGGCAGCGGATGTGAAGGAATACGCGCTCCAGCAGGCAGTCAGCGGCACGGCGTTCCCCGGATGGAAACTGGTCGAGGGCCGCTCCAACCGCAAGTACACCAGCGAAGCCGCTGTAGCCGCAGCCGTTGAGGGAGCAGGTTTTGACCCCTATGAAAAGAAGCTCCTCGGCATCACCGCCATGCAGAAGCTGCTGGGAAAATCCCGCTTCGAAGAGCTTCTCGCACCCTACATTGAAAAGCCGCAAGGCAAACCCACGCTCGTGCGGTCGAGCGATAAACGGTCCGAATGGAATACCGCGAAAAATGATTTTATGGAGGAAATGTAATATGTCTACCAACACAAACAGAGTCAACAACCCTATGAAGGTCATCACCGGCCCCGACACCCGCTGGTCCTACGCCAACGTCTGGGAGCCCAAGTCCATCAACGGCGGCACGCCGAAGTACTCGGTGTCGCTGATCATCCCGAAGTCTGACACTAAGACGGTGGCAAAGATCAAGGCAGCCATTGAAGCCGCCTACCAGGAGGGGCAGGCCAAGCTGAAGGGCAACGGCCGCTCCGTGCCTCCTCTCTCCGCAATCAAGACCCCGCTGAGAGATGGCGACATTGAAAGACCCGATGATCCCGCCTATGCGAACGCCTACTTCATCAACGCCAACTCCGCCACCGCTCCTGGTATCGTGGACGCGGACCGCAATCCCGTGCTGACCCGCTCCGAGGTGTATTCCGGCGTGTACGGCAGAGCGTCCATCAACCTGTACGCTTTCAACAGCAACGGCAACAAGGGCATCGCCTGCGGCCTGAACAATCTGCAGCTCATCCGTCCCGGCGAGCCCCTGGGCGGCAAGGCCAGCGCCGAAGCCGACTTCGCAACTGATGACGACGAGGATTTCCTCGGTTAAGACAAGGGAGGTAAACGACTATGACAACAATTCAGACGATCCTTCTCCTCGCTCTTCTCGCCATCTGGCTGTGTGTCAGCGCAGTCATTCTGATCAGCAGTATTCAGTCCTTCATCTATGACCGCAAGCGTGAAAAGCGTGAGCGGGAACAGGCGGCCCGTGATGCGGAGTATCACGAAAACCGCATGAAGCTGCTGGAGAAATAATAACCAAGCCCCAGGGCGGCGGAGCGATCTGCCGCCCTATTGGGGTATGGAAGGAAGTGACGAAATGCAAACCTTATCAATTGACCTGGAGACCTATAGCGACCAGCCCCTTGCCAAAACGGGCGTGTACCGCTATGTGGAGTCTCCCGATTTTGAAATACTGCTCTTTGCCTACAGCTTGGACGGCGGTTCCGTACAGCAGATAGACCTTGCCTGCGGGGAGAAGATCCCCTCGGAGATCCTTTCCGCTCTGGAGGATGAGACTGTGACCAAGTGGGCCTTCAACGCCAATTTTGAACGCATCTGCCTGTCCCGCTTTCTGGGTTATCCGACCGGCGACTATCTGGAGCCGGACTCCTGGAAATGCTCGATGGTCTGGGCGGCGTATATGGGGCTACCCTTATCCCTGGAGGGAGTCGGGGCTGTTCTCGGATTGGAAAAGCAAAAGCTGACCGAAGGCAAAGACCTCATCAAATATTTCTGCCAGCCCTGTGCGCCAACTAAGTCAAACGGCCAGCGCACCCGCAATTTGCCGGAGCACGCCCCGGATAAGTGGCTGGCGTTCAAGCGATACAACATCCGCGATGTGGAGACGGAGATGTCCATCCAGGCACGGCTCTCCAAATACCCCGTGCCGGACAGCGTCTGGGAGGAATACCATCTCGACCAGGAAATCAACGACCGCGGCGTAGGGCTGGATATGGAACTGGTGCGGCAGGCCATTCAAATGGACGGACGCTCCCGCTCGGAGCTGACGCAGGCAATGAAGGAACTGACCTCGCTGGACAACCCCAACTCAGTCCAGCAGATGAAGCAGTGGCTTGCGGACAACGGCGTGGAGACCGATACCCTGGGCAAAAAGGCTGTGGCGGAGCTTTTGAAAACCGCACCGCCGGAGCTGCAAAAGGCACTGACCCTGCGCCAGCAGCTTGCGAAATCCAGCGTTAAAAAGTATCAGGCGATGGAGACTGCGGTTTGCGCCGATGGCCGGGCAAGAGGGATGTTCCAGTTCTACGGAGCCAACCGTACCGGGCGCTGGGCAGGACGCATCATTCAGATGCAAAATCTCCCGCAGAACCATCTGGACGATCTGTCCGAAGCCAGAGGGCTTGTTCGAGTCGGTGACTTTGACGCTCTGGAAATGCTCTATGAGGACGTGCCGGATACCCTTTCCCAGCTGATCCGCACGGCATTCGTGCCGCAGGAGAACAGGAAATTCATTGTGGCGGACTTCTCCGCGATTGAAGCCCGTGTCATCGCATGGCTTGCCGGCGAGAAGTGGCGGCAGGACGTATTCGCCGAGGGCAAGGACATCTACTGCGCCAGCGCGTCGCAGATGTTCGGCGTCCCCGTAGAAAAGCACGGCGTCAACGGACATCTGCGGCAGAAAGGCAAAATCGCAGAACTTGCTCTCGGCTACGGCGGCTCCGTGGGAGCGCTGAAAGCGATGGGCGCTTTGGAGATGGGGCTTCAGGAGGACGAGCTTCCCGCTCTGGTTTCCGCATGGCGTCAGGCGAATCCGAAAATCGTGCAGTTCTGGTGGGCGGTTGACCGCGCCGTGATGGGCGCCGTTACCCGTAAGACCACCACGAAAACACACGGAATCATATTCTCCGCCAGAAACGGGATGCTGTTTATCACGCTCCCTTCCGGCAGGAGCCTTGCCTATGTGAAGCCCAAAATCGGCGAGAACCGTTTCGGTGGCGACTGCATCACCTATGAAGGCGTCGGCGGCACAAAGAAATGGGAGCGAATGGAAAGCTATGGTCCGAAATTCGTGGAAAATATCGTCCAAGCGACCTCCCGCGATATCCTCTGCTACGCCATGCAGACCCTTCGCTGCTGCTCCATCGTTATGCACATCCACGATGAAGTGGTCATTGAAGCCGACCGCCGGATGTCCCTGCAGGCTGTCTGTGACCAGATGGGCAGGA